ACAGGCATCTTCTTATTCACAGTTTCGTGATGACTCAGCATTTAACGGTGAATTTGTCGTGCAATCAGTGAGGTTGCTGGGCAACAGCAGGCAGCCAACAGCTGAAGCATGGATCACTGTGATTGAGGCATACCCGGCGGAGGCGGTTCAGACAAAATGAGTGTTGACCAGAAGCTCAATTTTGGCCGGAACATGAACAGGTTTACTGAGCAGAAGTTTGACGAGGCTTTTCAGGCGGCCGGTAAAGTGCTTCCTGCCAGCATCGTGTCTCAGGAAGGCAATATGGTAAAGGTTTCCTTCGAGTTACATGACACGCCATATGTCTTCCCTCAGGTAACTATCCCGCTATTTGGCCCGCAATATATACGCTATCCAATGCAGCCTGGCGATAAAGGGATCGTCATACCCGCAGATACATATCTTGGTGGGGTGAGCGGGCAGGGTGGTGGCATAGCAGACCTTACACCACCTGCCAACCTTAGCGCCCTTGTATTCCTTCCAGTCAGCAATACGGAGTGGGAATCGGTTGACGGTAATGTCGTCACAATTTACGGGCCGGAAGGGGTAACCATACGAGATCAGGGAAGCAACACCACATTCCTTCTGACCCCGGACAGCATAACCATCGCAGCAGTTGAACAATTTAAGGTTACGGTAGGCGATACGGTGTTCACTCTGACGCAGGGAATGTGGAGCCTGACGGGGACATCCGGAAAGCTTGAAGATTCCACGGCCAGCACCAGCCCGGCAATTATGCACGCTGGATGGGAAGCTCTGGTTGCATGGTTGAATTCACATCAGCACACAAACGGTAATGGCGGTTCAAACACCGGCGCTCCAACCACTACTTTCAACGGGAATATCACGCAATGAGAACCTACGGAAGAGATGCTGATGGCAAATGGGTTGAGGTTGTTCCGGATGAAAATGGCTTTAATGACTCGATCTATCTGACAACGCTGATCCAGAACCTTAAGCTCGCGCCTCAGGAATCTCCGTTCTATGCCAATAACGGCATCCCGGCGCATGGGGCTGTCATTCAGCAGGTATTGCCGACCTATTACGTCGACAGGCTGCAGCGGCAGTTTAGCCAGTATTTTTCGTCCCTCCAGATTGCGCTGGTAAACGAGGATCCTCCCGTCTACAACATTTCGGCAATAACCAATGCTGGCTCTAAAATTATCACAACGGTGAACGTATGAGTGATTTGTCCGTAAGCTATAACGAATCGGGTCCGGTACCGCAAACCGCAGAAGAGCTGCGCAGTCAGCTTGTCGCGAAGGCCACTGAGTTATCACCGGGAATCACCACCGATCTGCCTGGCTCCCTTATTGAGGATATCGTCGGCACCGATGTGGGGGCGCTGATTATCTGTGACCAAATCCGCATTGACCTGATTAACTCAGTCGGCCCGCTGAAAGCCAACATGTACATGCTGAACCTCATGGCTCAGCAATCAGGCGTCAGCGCACAGAAATCTCAGGGCTCCACGACCGTTTCTGTAACCTTCTCCGGACCAGCCGGTTTCGTCATCCCACAGGGTTTTCTGGTCAGCGATGGGACATACACCTATCAGGTGGCCGATGCAGCTGTCATTCAGGCGTCAGGAACCAGTCCGCAAGTTACCAGCGTGGCCACAAACACGGGGTCATGGGCCGTTCCGGCAGGAACTGTAAACCAGATTGTCACCAGCCTTCCTTCTGATATCACCCTGACCTGTACGAACCTGGTCGCGGGAACGCCAGGCGGTGATCCAGAGACTAATTACGAGTTTCGTGAGCGCGTATGGCAGGCGCAGATGTCCACCGTTCAGGGTTATCCAGGCTTTATCCGCCAGAAACTGACAGATCTTGATAACGTACAGGCCCGCCTGGTTTCTGTGGTCCAGAGCGGAACCTCATGGATCATCATGTGCGGTGGTGGCGATATTTATGATATTGCAGGCGCAATTTACAAATCAGCAGGCGACATCAGCAGGCTGAAAGGCACCGACCTGAACGTCACTGGCATTACAAATGCTAACCCCGGGGTCGTGACGACGGATATCACGCACGGATTTTCTACCGGCCAGGTAATAAACATCACTGGCGTACTGGGCATGTCAGGCATCAACAACGTGCCCCTGACCATTACCGTGCTGACACCTCACACGTTCTCAATTGGCATAAATACCACCTCGTCAGGCTCATGGACTGGTGGCGGATTGGTTACCCCAAACCTCAGAAATAACATGGTGTCGATAAATGATTGGCCTGACAATTACCTCATCCCGTTCGTTACCCCTCTTCAGCAACTGGTAACCATCAAGTTTCAATGGGCGACAGAAGGTATCAATTACCTAAATGATGCAACGATCGCCTCCCTGGTTTCAGGGCCGGTAATCCAGTACGTGAATGGTATTTACGCCGGAATGCCGTTGAACATTAACAGCGTTAAAGACGTGTTTCTTAATGCGATTAACTCAACTCTTAACATGAGCCTGATCACCACCCTGAATGTCATAGTCACTGTAAACGGTGTTATAACTTCACCTGACGCTGGGACAAATATCATTAGCGGTGACCAGTATAGCTACTGGTTTATCTCATCGGATGGAGTTTTAGTGGACGGGGTATAACATGCTCGAAGAAATCATTAAATCTTACCTGTACACTCAATATAACGACGATGACGATATAAGAGCCTTTGTCTCTGCCTATAACGCTCTTGCTCAGGATGTTTATACATGGATGTTATCCGCAAACCTTCCAATTTTTGTTGGGGGGTATAACTCTGGAGATCAGCTTAAATGGATCGCCGAGGGTATTTACGGAGTTAAACATCCGATACTGGTAAGCAACAAGCAAACAACCTATGGGTCATATAATTCACTAACCTTTAATCAACTTCCATTCAACGGAAGGAAAAGGGTCGTTTCTTCTGATCAGGTCGTCGTTTCTGATGATCTGTTTAAAAGGATAATGACATGGAATTTTTATAAAGGGGACGGGTATCACTTTTCAATACCGTGGCTGAAGAGAAGGGTAATGAGGTTTCTAACCGGTGTTGATGGGGTTGATGTTGTCAATGATCAGAGATGGAGCATTTCAGTTTTATTCTCCTCAGGTGGGGCTAGCATTACCATCACTAAAGGATACAGGAGATTAACGGATTCATCTCTGTTTAACACTTTTTCTTACAACGCCCGGGCATTAAATCAGAAAACAAGCACATTAATCGAAAGTGATAATTATCAATATGCCAGTTTATTCAAGCAGGCTTTTGATAGTGGACTTCTCCATATGCCTTTTTATCAGCCGGTAAGCGTTACAATTATCGGTTAAAAATCGCGAGAAGTACTTTATATAATTATTTTTTTGAGATATTAATTCTCACGAAAACATCAAAAAGTTAAATCACGGGAATGCATATCACAGGCCCGTGAATCCCCACTTCCGGAGGTAAAATGTCTCTTCTTCTCTTAGCTGCCAATAATGCTCAAAGCGTACTGGCCGCAGGCATTAGCGCGTCAGCAACAACAATTAATCTTAATACAGGTACTGGATCTCTGTTCCCTTCACCAACAGCTGGGGTGAGTTTTTTTAAGTTGACGTTGATTGATGCAGCAACAGGGCAATTGAATGAAATTGTTCACGTAACGGCAAGAGCTGGCGACACTTTGACAGTAGTTCGCGCTCAGGAAGGTACAGCTGCACGTTCGTGGTCTGTTAACGACATCGCAGCCAATATGCTGACTGCCGGAACGCTACAGAACTACGTTCAAAAAGTGGAGAGCACTGGTAAGAACAGGCTAATCAACACACGCTTTATGGTTAACCAGCGTGGCTATTTGAGCGGCACAGCACTCGCTCTGAACAGCTACGGGCTTGATGCATGGAAGGCCTCTACCGCCGGTTCGTCAATGACCTATGCGCCTACCCCATTTGGAGCTCAGGTGGTTACCATTGCAGGATCTTTCATTCAGGTCATTGAGACGCAGGATATACCTACCGGAATGTACACACTATCCTGGACAGGGACGGCACAGGCTCGTGTTTATAATGTTGGATCGAGCGCTCCATCTTATGCTTCTTCGCCTATCACTGTAGCCATCAGTGGTAATACTAACGTGAACGTTGAATTTAATACGGGAACCTTGTACCAGCCACAAATTGAGAGCGGTGACACGGCTACTCAGTTCGAATTTAAAATGTATCAAACTGATTTAGCGCTGTGCCAGAGACGTTGTTTTGCAATGGTCCTACAGGGTACTACCGGAATTTTCGGAGGTAATACCACCTATGCATCGCTTTCAATATATACCCCCGTAGCCTTGAGAGCGATTCCAACTATTACGATAGGAGGGGCGGAAATGACAGTGGCGCAGCCTGGCATTAACACTGCCTCAACTACGAACGCCTCTATTGGATCGGGTCAGTTCTCTAACAACGTTGTCTCTTTTAACATTAACGGGAACTGGTCTGGATCTCTAACCCCAGGAGTGCCGGTACTCATCACTTCAGCACCTGCTTTGACTATCTTTAGTGCGGATCTCTAAATAAGGGTGGAATAAAAGATGGAATATCAATTAGCCGATGGTGGCATCCTGAGGAAATCTGACCACGCATGGATTCCCAAAGATGAAAGCAATACTGACTATCAGCGCTATCAGCAATGGTTGAAAGAAGGGAACAAACCAGATCCTGAGGCAGTACAAAAAGAAGATGAATAACCAATAAAAACGGCCCGAGAGGGCCGTTGTATTCACTTAAAGTTACTTCCAAGTAGCGTTGTAAGAAGCGCCTCAGCAATTACTCTGTGACCGAAATCTGAAGGATGATTGGCACCGTTAAGCGTAATGGACCAGTAGCTCTTTCTGTTAAGAATATCACTCCAGGTAGCTGTCAGGTTTAAAAATACAACCTTGTTATATTTATGTGTAAGGCTGGATATCCCCTTTGCGTAAGCCGCGAAATAATCATGATGCGGGAGAACCCATTCAGGATTAGGCAAAGTTGATGACTCAATAACGATATATGCTTCAGGTTTTTTCGCCTGGACAGCGTTAATAAGCTTCTCCATATTTGCGAGGTATGTTTCTGGTGTGACATCAACGCCATCATTCATCCCGAACGCTATAATGTAAAGATCTGAGTCATGCTTCAGAAACTTGTCATCTATTGACGCAACCGCGTTATTAGTATTCCATCCTTTTACAGCAGCATTATACCACTTGTAACCATCTCCTTTCATCATCGACAAATAAGCATTCACTAAATACGCGTATGGTGGCTGAGTGAACTCAGTCGGTTTATTTACGTAGTCATCTATGAATGTAATGCTATCGCCGAAAAAAGTCACCTTAAGTTCATCCTTCTCAGAAATCATTTTCCTTAAAGAATCAACATCCCCAGTAGCATAAAGAGGAAGGCTTTCATTTTTTTCATACGTTACTGGAAATTGAT